CTTCCAGTACGCATCCTCTTGTGAAGCGAGTCTGGAGAACATTGGATTATTTGGGTGGGAAGAAGACAAATCCTTGAAGTGGGTTCTACTTCTATCCCTGGGATCTCTAGCATGAAAGGAATACATTACCCCAGTATATTTAGGCGTTCCCCCAAGGGGGACTAAAGGATTACCACCCTTTTTCCGCCTTTGAGCCTGAGTAATGGCGTGTTGCCTTGCATTGTTTGCCCAGTTATCCATTGTTCCTACCTTCTACCGCCGTAAGGAGGCAGCGAAGAAGCAGCACTGGATGCGTACCTGCCAAATGAGATTCCACGCTTCCTTGATTCCTTGAGTGCCTCTGCTGCCCCGGAGATTCCAATTGCTAACATTAATCCGGGTGGACTATTTTCTCCGATCTTTTTTATTGCAGGACCGAGGTCTCTTGGGATTCCTCTTCCTCCTACTCTGTTAGATCCATACGGCGTTCTAACCATCGGAGGAGTATTTGGAATCCTCTCCATATGCCGACTCACGGCTTTCGAAATGGCGTAATTTTGTGCGAATCTTTCTGTATGGGGATTGGGGAGCGTGCCGCCCGAAATCGACATAGTTTGATTGTGGGGGTAACGCTTAGTCTTACCGGCAATGGTGTCTTCTATGCCCAAATATTGTCGGCTGCGACCGCTTCTTGCCAGTGCATAGTCAGCAGCCTGAATTGCCATGTTGCTGTTATGTGTTGTCTCGGCCTCATGCCTTCTGCGGGCGAACTCACCACCTCGCCTTGAAGCGATTGTCCCTCTGTCTATATTGACTATCGTACTAGGAGGGTCTAACGATAGTTTTGGCCTT